TAGTTGTTGGACAATAATACTTTGGATTGTTCGAAAACCAATTAGCTACAGAAAATATTTATGTAAACATATCAATCAGCAAGTCATTAAGTGTTTTACGTAAATCTTTTCCGCAGAAAAAGAAAATAATGCTAATACATAGTAAAAGTTTTAATATTATCGATTTGGGCTTCAACCGCGTCCGATCTGCCAAAAGAAAAAGCCCGGCGTTTGATCGCCGGGCTACTGCTGCAATAGATGGTGTGATGATCAGCGGTCGAACCGCTTACGCTGGTCGCCGTCTGCATACAGGGTAACAGTCGGCTTTGTCACAGCAAGCTTATCAACATGCTTGCTGTGATCCGCGCGGTTGATGTTTTCCGGGTGCAATCGCATTGACAAATTGATTGCAGCGGCGCGACCGTTGACGTGACGTTCATGTCGGATTGTCGCCTCATAGCGAAAGCCGTTGCTCGCACGTTTCTTGGCAATGTCATTTGCCAGCTTATTGCCGTAGCGAACGCTCGCCAAGACTTCAAGCGGCGTCATATACACTTCATCGCGATAAACAGGATCAGGCACTTTCTTTCCCCATTGTTGGCCGGAATTGGCCGGTGGTTAGTCTAGTCGGTTTCGGGCTTCTGTAAAGCGCGCAATGCCCTTATGAAGCATTGCGCGGCTTCGTATGCAGTCGTGTCACGTTCTTTCACATGCCGACGTGCAATGGTGCAAGCTTCATCGATTGATCGTTGAAGCCGATCCGCCACCGTCGCCCGTGTGCGGAAATTGCGTTGGCGACGATGACGAAGCCTTGTTGTTTCGATGATTGCCATGGATCACACTTCAACAAATTCGTTGTTGATCAGTTCTTCACAGCCACCATACTGCAACAGATCATTGATCTGTTGAACATTCAGTTCATAGCCTGTCGAACATTCCGCAGCGTCTCGCATTTCCAACAACAAACGTTTTGTGCGTTTGCGGCCTTCAATACGAACATTCATTCGATGTTCTTCAGCTTCCAATGCCGCTAAATGTTCGGCTTCTGCGACTTCAAGCAATTTCCGTTCTTCAACGATGTTCATCACTTCCTTGATCATCGCACTGTTGATTGTATTGTTAGAATTCAGGTGACGTGTCGGAAAATATCCTTCATCACCTGAACGTTTATGCTTGCCGTCCGCGCGTAAAGTCGGGTTTTTGTAAAGAGTGGTGTTATTACGATCAAGCCAAACGTGATAACGTGCGCCGCCTTCCTCCCAACCAACGGCGATGTTGTGTGTTGAACCATAGTTGACATGAACGTTGGTGATGTTGAATTTAGGCATTGATGTTGTTCCTTTCGATTAACCGATGAATACAGAGTGCGGATAAATCTTCACTCTGATCTTTGCGCCGCGATTGACAAAACTATCGCAAAGTAAGTCGACAACATACTTTGCAGCAATTTTCCTTGATGCCGGAATAAATGCTGTGATATCGACAAATGCCCGACCGTCTTTCGTTGGCAAATCGCTTGCCCCGCGCAAATAAATAGTTTGCTTTGTTTTACGGATGAACTTCAAAGCTTCATCGCGTGTCATCACCGTTTCTGTTGCTTCGTTGGTCATCAGGGTTTTTCCTTGCTGGTGATGACGTTTAAATAACGACTGCCGGTCTTCCCATTCCGCAAAATGGATAAGCATTCGACGCGCGCATAACTTACGTCTTCGTTCCAGACGGTGCAGCAAATGAATGGCCCAAACGTTCCGCGCAATCCAAACACCAATGAAAAGTTCATCGTGTTGCGTGTTGCATCGAAGTTGACACTAAAAGAAAGTGTCTTCGTTGATCCCATAAAGAGCTTCATCGGTGTTATTCCTTGTGATCGATGTGGTGAAATTATCGATGAAATTCCTGATGGTCAAGCTATTACTGATCACGAAATGTTACAATCCGACCGTTGACAGCTAGGGATTTAATCCGGCATATTGGTATTATGAATGCGTTGTCACCCATGGGCGATTTTGCCTTGACGTTCGAACCGGCCTATCGGCAATTGCAGCCGATGGAACGGGTGTTCGTTGACAACTTTGTTGCCGATATCGAACACACCGCAGAACAGACCGGTCAACGCTTGTTGGCGGTTCTGAATTCGCCAAAACCGGTCGATTTGGATCAGCGCACACGCGCCATGTTGGCCCGGCCAATCGTCCGCGCGGCTATCGTTGATCGCATTCGCGAACTATCGGAAATCATGGAAGTTTCCAATTATCGGACGGTCAAGGAACTAAAATCCTTAGCCTATTCGAACATTGGCGATTATATGGTGATTGGTGAAGACGGAAAGCCGTCATTGGATATGTCGAAATGCACACGCGAACAATTGGCCGCTGTGCAGTCAATCGAGATTGAAGACAACGTTCGAACGTTCACGCGGAAGATCAAGTTCAAGCTGCATGATAAGCTTGGTTCGATCAAGACGCTGATGGAATACCAAGGTTTACTTGGTGCCCATACCGATCATTTCCAAAAGTCATTGGAAGCTGAAAAACCTGTTGATCAGCTACCCGCCGATGTCTCTGAAGAAACAGCGGCGGAAGCCTATTCCCGTGTGATTAATGGGTGATAATTTCCCATTGGTTGTCAGGCTTGCGATGTTGAACGCGGTATTTATAGCCGCGTATTCCATTGCTTTTTTCGCAATAAGTCGCATATGCAACAGCAGCCATTACGCCATTAAATGCTGCGATGGTTTCCCAAAACGGTGTCGCAGGCATCATACATTCGACGATGTAATCAAGCCCGTGAAACTTGCTTGTGCGTTTGCTCATTATGATCTGCCGCGCGCAACGCAAAGATCAAGCAAACCACCAATGCGAAGCAATTCCTTTTCGGCAACTTCAATTGCTTCAGGGTCTTTGCTGTTTTTCAAGATGATGATGCAGTTCGCCGCTTGCTGCGCCCATGTTGGTGTTAGATCGATTTCACCGATCAGTGTTTTCTTTGTGACTGACATGTTATTTCACCAACTGACGAAGCAAAGCGATTTCCAATGCCATTGCGTATGTTGGATCATCTTCGTTGAATTCGTATCCTGCACCGTTGATCGTAAGTTCGCCGCTTTGCATGACAATTTCGAATGTGCCATGGGGACTTGTCAGCGTGTAATGAAAGTCATCCTGATCCATTGTTTTGTTCCTCGCGTTGATAATCCTGACAATCTAGCGATGGTCATATAAATGGTCAAGAGCTATTTTGCAAACAATGCCGATGTTTTAGATTGGCGAAAACAGGATAATAATCCCAAGGTCAAAGCTTGGAAGCCTGAAGCATTGCCGCATGAACAATGGCCCCCAAATTATAGGGCTGTTTATGCGTGGCGTTTGAAACAACTGGCGTTGTTGCGTGGTGATCCACGTTTGCTTGCGTCTGCCAAAGCGTATTATCGAACGCGCCCGGCAGAATTCATAATGCATTGGATGGATACATACGATCCGCGCCGTGAAGGTGAAAAGTGGATACCGTTTGTATTCTTCAAACGACAGGAAGAATTTATCACATTCCTTGTCGGTTGTTCGCGCGATGGTGAAAATGGCTTAACTGAAAAGTGTCGTGATGCTGGCGCAACGTGGCTTGCTTGCGGCTATACAATTCATTCATGGCTGTTCTTAAGGAATGATGCGATTGGTTGGGGCAGTCGCAAACAAGAGCTTGTTGACAAAATCGGTGATGCTTCAAGCATCTTCGAAAAGCTGCGGCTAATCGTTCGGCGGTTGCCTGATATCTGGCGTCCGAAAGGGCTTAAAGAACGCGATCATATGACGTTTATGAAGTTGATCAATCCTGAAAACGGTTCGGTTGTGACCGGTGAAACAGGTGACAACATCGGTCGTGGTGGTCGAACGCGCATGTATTTTAAGGATGAAAGCGCGCATTATGAGCGACCGGAAAAGATCGAAGCTGCATTAGGTGATAACACCAACGTTCAAATTGACATTTCGTCCGTCAATGGTTTGGGCAATGTGTTTCATCGTCGCCGTGAAGCTGGCGTGTTGTGGTCGCCAAACGCAACGAACTTGCGGCCCGGCTTTACTCGCGTGTTTATTATTGATTGGCGTGATCATCCCGCCAAAACACAAGCTTGGTATGATCAGCGCAAAGCGAAATATGATCGTGAAGGCATGCTGCATGTCTTCGCACAGGAAGTGGATCGAAATTATAGCGCCGCAATTGCTAACACGATAATTCCATATGAATGGATTGAAGCGGCAGTTGACGCACACAAGAAAATTCGTTGGCGCGATGCATTCGGTAACGTCAAGATCGGCTTTGACGAAGCGACGATTGCAAATAATTGGATTGCAGGATTGGACGTTGCTGATGGTGGCATTGATCGCAACGGATTGGTTTTGCGTCAGTGGATCATTTTGCGTGAAGCACAAGAATGGGGTGAACGTGATCCGGGCATGACAACACGGCGAGCGGTGGACATCGTTCGACCGTTCAAACGCATTGCAGTTCAATATGACTGCATCGGCGTTGGTTCGTCGGTTAAGTCTGAATACAATCGTCTTGTCGATGAAAAGCTAATCGAACCACAAGAACTTCGCTTCGTTCCTTGGAATGCTGGTGCCGCTGTCACCAATCCTTTTGATCGCATCATTCCTGATGATGATGAAAGTCCGATGAACAAGGATTTCTTTTACAACATGAAAGCGCAAGCGTGGTGGTCATTGCGCGCTAGATTTTATAAGGTGTTCAAAAACATCACTGAAGGCATCTTTTATCCAGCCGATGAAATGATCAGTCTTGACAGTCGCATAACGTTGTTACATCAGTTGAAGAAAGAATTGGCACAGCCAACGCGCATCACAAGTACCAACTTGCGTACACTGGTCGATAAAACGCCGGATGGTATGAAAAGCCCGAACTTAGGCGATGCGACAGTGCAAGCGTATTTCCCGATTGACGAAAGCAAAGGCACTGCAATGGTTGGGGGCTATTCTCTATGAATATTCATAGCAGATTGTTGGCGACAACAGCAATTTCAGTGCGTCCATTTGTGTCATTCGACACAGGGCCGATTGCGCCAAACTCGTTTCCACCGGCATTGCCGGGAACAGTCAACGTTGGTCTTATTCAATCATTGTTGAACGCTGCACAAGCCGTAGCCGGTCAATCGGCATCAACCGATATTGATCTTGGCGCGCGCGCATCAGACATGAACGCCAATATCCCTTATTGGGATACAAGCGATGATATTGTTGCCGGTTATGATGCGATCAAAGCTGGTGGCACAAAATATCTTCCGAAATTTCCAGATGAAACAACAGACGAATATCAATATCGTTTGGAATGCGGCGAATTTACCAATATCTTTCGGGATATCGTTGAAGTTCTAGCATCAAAGCCGTTCGAAGAAGAAATTAAGTTTGTCGAAACGACAGGCACCGATGCAAATACGCAAGTCCCGCAGCAAATCAAAGACTTTGTTGAAAATGTTGATGGTGCTGGCAACAATCTGACGACATATGCCGCAACAACGTTTTTCAACGGCATTGCATCTGCAATCGATTGGATATTTATCGATTATCCTATTGTTGATAACAGCGTCATCAAAACGCAAGCCGATCTTACGAACGCGGGTATCAAACCATTTTGGACGCATGTTCTTGGACGCAATGTGCTTGAAGCAACAACCGCTGTTGTTAACGGCAATGAAGAATTGATCAAGGTACGTATTCTTGAACCGGGAAAACCGAACTACATCCGCATGTTTGAAAAGGATGTGAAGACCGGGCTTGTCAATTGGGCATTGTTCGAAGAAAAGATATCGGCTGATGGTCGCTCAAAAACCTACATCCTGATCGATAGCGGATTGATTACCATCGGCGTTATTCCATTGGTGCCATTTGTTACCGGTCGCCGGGATGGCCGCACATTCAAGCTGTATCCGCCGATGCGCGATGCGGCAGACCTGCAAATTCAGCTTTATAAGCAGGAAAGCGGATTGAACTTTACCAAGATCATGGCCGCATATCCGATGCTTGCCGCCAACGGTATCAAACCGGAAAAGGGGCCGGATGGAAAACCGTTGAAATTACGTGTGGGACCAAACCGCGTTTTGTATTGCGAACCAAGCGGCGATGGAAAGGTTGGTCATTGGGCGTATGTATCGCCTGATGCTGCATTGATGACGTTCCTTGCCGCCGATGTAAAAGCGACGATAGAGGAATTGCGGGAATTAGGGCGCGTCCCTCTTACCGCACAGTCGGGAAATCTCACTGTCATTACCACTGCATTTGCTACGGGCAAATCGAAAACGGCTGTCGGTGCTTGGGGGCAACGTTTGAAAAAGACGTTGGAAATTGCACTTGAGATTACAGCGAAGTGGTTGAACATTGCCGACTTCAAAGCACAGCTAGATATCTATGACGAATACGATGATTTCGCTGATCAGGGTGTTGATCAACAGACGCTTGTTTCAGCACGAACCAATCGCGATATTTCGCGTGTTGCATTCCTGAAAGAATTGAAGCGGCGCAATATTCTGATGCCGGAATTCGATATTGAAGCCGATGTAAAAGAACTGTTGAAAGAAACACCAGACGATAGCGATACTGCCGATGATGACGGCGCTGGTGGTGTTCAACCGAAAACACCGGGTACACCAGCACCCAAACCGCAACCCGCACAACCAGAAAAGAAATAACGCGATGACCAGTGAAGAACGACGGCAGTTTGAAGAAATGCGCCGTGATCTTTCCGACCAGAAAGAACGTATTGTTAAGCTTGAAGGTGCGAACCGCGTTATGAATGAGCGTGTGCTTAAAGTATTCGAAGATATCACACGAAAACCCGTCGCTTGACCGGGGTTATAATTGTCAAGTGATCGCGTCGGATGACGCAAAGAATGGGCAGGATGGCCCGAAAGGACTAGCGACAATGAAACGTAATCTTTTGATGGCTTCAGCCGCAATCTTCACATTGCCAATTTCCTTCGATCCCGGCAAAGCCGGTTGGAAGTTGGACAAAGACGGCAAGATTGAACTGAAGGACGGCAACCCGATTTATGTTGATGCGAACGGCGCTGAAATGACTGTCGAAGGTGGCACCATTTCACGTTTGAATGGTGAAGCACGTCAACATCGTGTGGAAAAGGAAGCCGCACAGACCGCGTTGAAGGCTTTCGAAGGTATTGATCCAGCCGCAGCCCGCAAGGCAATCGATACTGTCGGCAAACTTGACGCAAAGAAACTTATCGACGCTGGCGAAGTCGATAGGGTCAAAGACGAAATTGGCCGCACATATCAGGGGCAGATTGCCGAAAAGGACAAGGCGATTGGCGATCTGACGACACAGGTACAGGGAATGACACGTTCCCATGCTTTCGCAACGTCGAAATTTATTCAGTCGCGCGTTGCCGTCCCACCGGAAATGTTTGAAGCGACGTTTGGCAAGAATTTCAAGATCGAAGACGGTAAGCTTGTCGGTTATCATGCTGATGGCAATAAGGTGTATTCCAAGACGCGCGTTGGTGAAATTGCCAACTTGGACGAAGCACTTGAAATTATTGTCGATGCATATCCGCATAAGGATACGATCTTGAAGGCACCCGATCACAGCGGCTCGGGCAATGGCGGCGGTGGCGGCGGTCGCGGCGGTGGTCGCGTTGTTCGTCGGGCGGAATTCGACAAGCTTCCCCCGCATGAACAGTCAAACATTTCCGCACAGGCACGGAAGGGTGAAGTTAACTTGGTTGACTAATCACCGTTCTTTTGTCGCGGGAACGGTTTGATCGGACGGGTGGATGTGCGGGGCTGTGGCACATCCACCCGTTTACGTTTTACGTTTATAGTTCAAAAAAATTGTTGCGGACCATTGCAAATCAACTTACACGTTTAAGCCGTAATACATCGCCGCAAGTCGGATGACGAACGGCGCGCGGGCTGGATGGCCCAATTCATCGCAGACGGTTGGATGACCGCGCGATCAAACCCCGAAATCCCATTTTCATTGAAAGGTGCAACATGCGCGCTAATTCCCGCTTGCTGATGGCGTCCGCGATCATCGCGGCCCCCGCAGTCGTTCACATGGACGTTTATGCAAACTCGCTCACTCGCCTGATCCCTGATCTGTATGCAGGCTTGGACGTTGTTTCGCGCGAACTGGTCGGCTTCATTCCTTCCGTTTTCCGCAACGCCAACGCGGAACGTGCCGCAGTCGGGCAGTCGGTCGTTTATCCGATCACCGCACAGAAAGGCTTGTTCGACGTTACCCCGGCCATGCAAATTCCCGAACCTTCCGATACGTCGGTTGGCAACGGGACCATCACCATCACCAAGTCAAAGGGTGTGGAATTTGGATGGACCGGTGAAGAACAGCGCGGTTTGAACACCGGCCCCGGCTATCTGTCGGTGCAGGCGGATAACTTCGCACAGGCACTTCGCACGTTGACCAACGCAATCGAATTCGATCTTGCCGTTGAAGCCGCTGCAAACGCATCGCGTTTCTATGGTACGCCGGGCACGACGCCGTTTGCGACCAACGTTGGCGAAGCCGCACAGGTTCGCAAAATCCTTGACGATAACGGCGCACCGGCAAGCGGTCGTTCGCTGATCGTCGATACGTCTGCCGGTGCATCGCTTCGCACCTTGCAGAACCTTACGCGCGTTTCGGAAGCTGGCACGGCCATGACGCTTCGCGACGGCGAACTGCTTAATCTGTCGGGCATTTCCATCAAGGAAAGCGCACAGGTGCAGCAGACCGTTGCAGGAACGGGCGCGGCTTCGACCACCAACAACGTTGGTTATGCCAAGGGTGCAACCGCCATTACGCTTGCAGCAGCAGGCACCGGCACCATTCCAGCCGGTTCGGTCATCACCTTTGCTGGTGATACCAACAAATATCTTGTTGTTAGTGGTGACGCTGATGTGTCGAACGGTGGTGCTATCACCATCGCTGCACCGGGATTGCGCGTTGCAATTCCAGCGGCGGCAACGGCGATCACCGTTGTTGGTAAGGGCACTGCGAACATCGCATTCAGTCAGAATGCTTTGCATCTGGTTGCGCGCGCGCCCGCACTGCCGCAGGAAGGCGATGCAGCGATTGACCGCATGTTGATCACTGATCCTCGCTCGGGAATGGTGTTCGAAGTTGCGATTTACGCCGGATATCGCAAAATCCGCGCGGAAGTCACACAGGCTTGGGGCGTCAAGGCTGTGAAGCAGGAACATATCGCAGGTTTGTTTGGCTAATCGGTCTTAAACCTCCCTGACTGGTCGAACAAAATAGGGGCGGGATTGTTATATTACAGTCCCGCCCCTTTTTCTTAGCCAAACAACCGGGCGAACAACATCATGTTTCAAGTGGACGCAACCACAATCGCAGTTGTTAGCGTGTGTTTTCTTGCGGCCAATTTTGTGATCGATAAGGTGTTCGGCGGCGGGATGAAATATTCATCGCGTTTTTCAGCAATCGAACAAAAACAACTTGCCGATATTGCAACACTGCGAATGGAATTTGCTGCAAAGATTTCCAGCATCGAAGAAACACAACGATTAGGATTGGATGCGATCAAATCGAACATCCATCTTATACAGACAGCAGTTCTTGAATTCCGCCTAGAAATGGCGAAAGAACTTGGCAAGTACATGCTTCAGGATAGTTTTTACCGCGCAACTGATGACTTGAAACGCGACGTGAAAGACGCGAACCAAGAAATCAAAAACGACATGCGCGAGGGATTTGAGCGTGTCGAAAAGACGCTTGACGAAATGGCGCAAGCCATAGAAGCCGCGCGACAGCACAACGCGCAAAGACCATCACCAGCCAACTAGGAGAAAACACAATGAGCGATGCATGTAAGACAGTCACCATCAACACACCAAATGGCCCCGTCCGCATTAACGTTGAAGATCACAACCCGGAAATTCACGGCGCTGTCATTGCTGATGCTGTACCTACCCCGGCACCAGCACCCGTTGCAGCAACGGTGACCACCCCGACCATCGAACATTCACCGGCACCGGTTTACGGTGTGCTGGAAAAGAAAAACAAGTTCTTTGTGGTCAATAGCACCAATGGCGAAGCTGTCGTGCATCCGAACATCGAAGCATCCGGCTACGCTTCGAACAAAGATGCATGGGAAGCAATTGTTGCGTTGAATACGCCGCCTTCCGCTTAACTGTTGGCAACGAACATGCTATCAAACCCGCTACGGCCTTGCTGTGGCGGGTTTTCACATAAGGGGATAGAACATGCCTGATCCGGTGTACGGCGATGCAGAAGGCTTTGCGGCGTATTGGCAGCAACGTGGTGTTGATGTCAGTGTCTTTGATACAAATGCAGTTGATGCAGCATTGTTAGTTGCTGCGGTGTGGCTGGATGGTGCTTACTTGAAACGTTTCGGCGGTTGGAAGACTGGCAATCGTGATCAGGTACGTGAATGGCCGCGCGTTGGTGTGCAAGACGTTTATGGCTATGCAATTCCTTCCGACGTTCCGCCGCGTGAATTGATCAACGCCGCGTATGAAGCCGCATATCGTCAGTTACAAACGCCGGGTGTATTCTTCAAGGACTATACACCGTCGAAGTACAAACAAGCCGCTGTTTCCGGCGCTGTGTCTGTCACGTACAACGATGGTTCGGCGTATGATTTTCAGACGCAATTCCCGGCGATTGATGCGGCTCTTGCGCCGATCTTAAGCCGGGCCATGAATGTGGCGTCATTGTCTGGTGCAGTGTGTCGATAATAAAAAGGCCGGGATTTCTCCCGGCCTTTCGCAAGTCACCCAATCGGAGGGCGTTCCAGTGAGTGACTTACTGTTCCCGCCAAACACGAACGGTCGCGCCGTCAGGGTCTTTCTTGGCGTCCACATCGACCGCGAAGAAACGCTTCGAAAACGTTTCAGGATCGGCAGACTGCCCGATGACGGCACCAGCGGCGTCTTTGATCGGCTTCATCACGATTGCGCCGCTCGCATCCTTCACCGGATACGTCTTCCGGTTCTGGTTGCTGATAATCGAAGTCATGTTTTCGGCTTTCTTGTTCTTCACGCCAAACGACTGTCCGACCTGAAGCTGTTCGAAAGGATAGATGGTCTTCGATCCGCGATTGCTCGCACGTTCCGGCATGGTAAGTGCGGCGCTGATCGGGGTGATGACAGGCGCAACACGCGGGGCGTTCTTGGCTTTGGTGGTGGCGGCAGGGGTTGCCATGGTATTACCTCTCTTGGTTGTTGACGTTCACTGTGGATAATTGAACGGTGATGGTTTAAGTTTGTTCCTGATGGTCGTCAAGTAAAAAATTCATCCGGGGTGCAAAAATATGGGCTTCTATGACGAAATGCAGCAGATCGCCACCGGTCTGTTAACAGAATTCAATCAGGGAATTATTTCCTATGTTAAAAGCATCCCCGGAAATGGGCCGGTCGATGATCCGGGGGCACCGACATTAACGGTTTATACGTTGGTTGGCGCTGTCGCCAAAGGCGTATCAAAAAAGTTTGTGGATAGCGGCCTTGCTGTTGTATCTGATAAACAGGTCACAGCGGCGGTTGATCCTCGCTTTATCCCTGACATGAACGGTCATATGATCATTGATGGCAATCAGTATAAGATTTTGGGGATATTCCAAGTTCCTGAAGCCGGTACGCCGTCCGCGTTTATTTATGTTGTTCACAAGGGGCAGTAATGGCGAAGTCATCGCGACAGATTTTAGATGCGCTGATTGAAAAGCTTCAGCCGGTCTTGCGCGATGCATTTTTTGTCGCTGTTCAAGGTATCACCAACAATGTAATCCTGAAGGATTTGATCAAAGCTATCGAACAACAAGATTACGAACGCGCGTTTCGCACTCTTGGTTTTTCAGATGCAGCAATGCGCCCGATCACACGGGCAATTGAAAACATCTTTGAACAAGGCGGTGACGCTACAGGTTCGACGTTTCCCAAGGTACTAAATACGCCTGATGGTCGAACGATCTTTCGTTTCGATGTTCGGAACGTTCGCGCAGAAAATTGGATCAAACAACAATCAGGCACACTGATTACAAACATCGGTGAAGATATTCGCGTGAATGTTCGCAACCTGATGACCATCGGGCTACAAACAGGAAATAATCCGCGCGATACGGCCTTAAGCATCGTTGGTTATATTGATCCGGCAACCGGCAATCGGACGGGCGGGATTATCGGGTTGAACCAACCGCAAGAATTGTGGGTAAGAAACGCAACTTTTGACTTGCAGAACCTTGATCCTCGCTACTTCAATCGCGTTCGTCGTGATCGTCGCTTTGACAGTATCGTTCAACGTGCAATTGATACCAATACAAATTTGGATCAAAGCACAATCACAAAGCTGATCAATCGGTATAAAGACAATCTCTTGAAGCTTCGCGGTGAAACCGTCGCGCGAACGGAAACAATTCAATCACTCAATCGATCAGAATATGAAGCCTATAAACAGGCAATCGACATGGGAGCGACAGCAAGTAAGAATGTCGGCAAGGTTTGGGATACAGCCGGGGATGATCGCGTTCGCGATGATCATGCTGATATGGAAGGTCAAACCGTCAACATCGATGAACCGTTTATTGCCCCCGATGGATCACGTTTGATGTTTCCGGGCGATGTATCGTTAGGAGCGGCGGCAGGTGAAGTAATCAACTGCCGCTGCAAATCCCGTTTCAAAGTCGATTGGCTTGCGGATATTGACTAATCAATCAAGAACCAAGTGCGATATAATTCAGTATGCGGTCGCATATTGAAGATGTGAAGTGTTTCGGTTCTGGCACACACATTATCCGGTGTTCGCCAAATAGCTCGGACTTCGCCCGGACGGTCCGCCAGCCCGATTACGCGAAAACGTTCATCGCGGAATACAGTCATTCCCATTCCACAGGATGTTACTTTAATAATAACATCACCAACGCGAGGCATTTTTTTGTTTTCACCAAGGGCAGCTATCCACCAATCCATATCTAAACGGTGATTGGTAAGATCGGTTTGAGCGTACAAATCAGGTTCGCCCGAAATCGCGTCCATAATTCGTCTTAGCAGTTTCATGGTTGTTCCTCGTTTAGAGTAATCGGCAGTTTGTCGCGAACTGTCAGTTTCCATATTGAAAAAGCTTTTTCAATATCGGTATCACCAACGACAAGTTGTCTAAGTTCATGATGGATTTTGTCAACGAATAGTTCGTTTGTTTTTGTCGGGTGATCGTTCGTGAATACGGCTTGCGGTGTTCCCATGGTTCGCCAATATGAACGAAGTCGTGCATTAGTGGCAGCTACAGCAAACAACATTCGTCTAAGATATGATGGATGACCAAGTGCAAATACCAGATCATTCAAATTAAGAGGTTCACCGGCTGATTTAAGCGTTGTTACCATCTGCATGATCGGCTTGCCGGTTGCCGATCCACTAATAAACGTTGCAATGACTTCGCAGCTATAGCCGTTCATTTCCAAAATATCCACCACTGAAGCAACCATTGCTGTGCGGATAATTGCGTGATCGGCCTTGATGGAAGACGACATTCCAGCATCAACAAACAATGTGATTGCTTTTGATCGTGGCTGTTTCGGTCGTGATATCATGTGAACAGGATTGTTAGCGAGTAGCCGACCGACTGACACAGCACCACCGGTCAACGAATATTTCCGGCGACGTTGTTTAGCGTGGCGTCCAAGTAGGTGTGCAGTGATGTCAGATGCCAGATCAACACCCTTGGGCCACCCGTTGCGCGCAATATCAATCGCGCGATGCATGTTTTCTGTTCCAGACCAACTTGTTTCATAGGTGCCGATTTCCCAACCGCCGTTTCTTCCATCTGCACATTCTTGTGCGATCTTGTCAGGAATGTTTTCAACATATCGAACAAGTTGCGGCAGACTGGAAAAACCAAAATATGCGATTGGGTTTTGTGGTGCAAAATAATTCAGATAAGTCTTGTCGTCGCCGTGAATATCAGGCTTTGCAGTTCCGTGAATTATTCTTTCATCGCTTCCAAAGAAGCGATCTATGAATTCTTCAGGTACTTGTGTTCCTAGCCGTTTTGGTTTTGGCGGTGACGGTTTGTTTTCTTTGATTTGAACGCCGGGCATCAAACGCAATTCGCGCATATCTGCATCGTTCGCGTAATCCAACATCCAAGTCTTGTCGTCGGCATCCCACCGCGCGCCTAATTTCTTCAGGCGTTCGCGGTGGTCAAACGTTCTGCCGCTAATAATGATCACTTGTAATAGTACCCGTAAACGCAACGGGTGCCGTCGCGGCTGCAATCATGTGTATCGTATAGAACACCGTCAATCACGCAAGCTAAATGACGTGACAACGAAACTATGATGCGACCTTTCGGAAGTTCGTCGGTTCGCAAGTGAACCTTGCATCCGCTTCCGATCATCATTGTTGGTTTCCATTTCCATCCAAGTGACAAAAGATATTTCTGATAGGTGGTTCGATAAACACCGGTGCGTGCGGACGAAACACCGCTTTTCTTTGTGCCGGTTCGTTCGCGTTTGGCAAGTTGGTTTAAGTCGTCATAAATTTCACGATATGACTTACGTGTTGCGATAGCGATTGCGCGTGTTACGCAATCGCCAGTTTCACCTTTGAAGCCCGCGCGTTCGCGCCCGCCGTCACTGTATGTCCATTCAATCATGATTGAAATCCACAAGCTACGCGCGCGATTTCCCGATGAAAACGTTGGGGCACCAGAATTGCAGTTTCATGATGCTTGCCGTCCGCTTCCGGTATGGAAAAATATTTTGGTAGCATCTTACTTTCGTCAACATATGCCCAACAACGATGTCCGTCTTCAGTCGTGCGAATTAAAACGTGAAGTTCATTCGCTTGCAAAATCCAAGGAAGATTTGATAGACAATCGTCAAATGTATGGTCGATAATGTCAGCGGTATCGGTGTTGCTGTTTTCGTAAACTTCAACGCACCATTCGTAACCTACTCGTTTTCCCATTTTCGATGCTCCAATTGATGACGCGATCATTATAGCGATGATCATAGCGATTGTCAAATTGTGAACATATTCCTAAAATGGAACGTTATCGTCTGGATCGTCAATTTCGATCTTTTCCCGATCCTTCGTACTCATTCCTTTGAACAGATAAGTTTCTTCAACGTCATCCCATTTCAAACCGATTGCGAGTGCTGATGATCCCATGATGATTGCGCGCGATGAAACGACGTGTCGAATTTTCTTTTCCGTCACTTCTTTACGAACGGCCCAAACATGTTCAAGCCACTGCATATTCCCTTTGGCAAACAATTGTTCAAGGTTCAAATCGTAATCAACATTGATAGTAGCAAAACGATCAAGGCTTGCAGCGTCTAATTCGTTTCGCCCGACATATACACGATCCGCACCGTGACCGAATGTGTTTGCTGTCGCGATCATGCGGAAGCTTGGGTGACGTGTTACGGGCAATGGGTTGTCTGGAAATACACTATAGCCATTTGCCAAAGCGCTATTGGCGGCAAGCAATGCGCTGGCGTCCCATGCGTCGATTTCATCAGCAACCCAAACGCCGCCGTTTTCGTAAGCATCGCGGAATGGTGTTCTGTGATATCTTCCGGTGCCGTCAACAAAGCCTGTCAGTTCGTGTGTGTCGTTGATGGTGCTGGTGATATAAAAGGGAAGTTGCAATGCTTGTGCTGTATGTTGACCGATTGTTGTTTTTCCACATCCTGCCGGGCCAACAAGCATAATGGGGTGTGACAGGCTTGCAATCTTTATCACTTTTTCGGTTTGATAATGAAGCGGGCCTTCGATTGTTATTGATCCTTGTGATGAAATGACTTCCAAACGTTTCGGTAAGATGTGTGAAATTTCAGCGCGAATAATTTCCGCCAATGTTTGCTGATCGAATTGCACACTTTGGACTGTTTCAACGATTTTAACAAATATTTCAGATGCAATACGTTGAATTTGATCGCCGTTGTTGAACTGGTCGCCGCGCTCATGGTATAGGTTTGTTAGTTCAACGTTCGTCATTGCGTACACTTTGACATCGGGCAAACCGATGGCGAGTGCCCATAATCTCAAGTAGCGATGATTGTTGCTGCTAGGAACGAATGTATCAGGTGGACCAAGTATGGTCTTCAGTTGATCAACGGTGTATGTTTTCATGACATCCCACAATGTTTGTTTTTGTGTAGCTGATGCGTGAACCAAGATCAATCGATAATTTGACCGATTGGAAAGTTTGGAATGGTACAAACGGCAACAGCACAAACAAGCGCATTCGTATTGGCTACAGTTAAGCGAATGCGCGCATTGGTGTTGCAATCAACACAAGATTTAATCGACCAAGCACAAACGCCAGTCGCCAAAGACGGAAAGATGCGGGTTGATACAGGATTTTTACGCGCATCTGGTCAAGCTTCTTTAACAGGAATGCCAAGCGGCCCCGGTCTTGGTCGAAAGCGAACGGCAGACGAACCGGACGATACACCGCTTTATGAAACACAGCCTGTCGAAGCAATGATCACGCAAATATCAGGCTTCAATCTCGGGCAAACGATTTATTTTGGTTGGACTGCAAAATATGCAAAGTATCGGGAAGCGTTTGACGGCTTTCTCGCGACCGCCGTGCAGAACTGGCAAACAATCGTGTCTAAGAACACCGCAGAAATTCAACGACGTTCACCGGGGGCAACAGACCAATCATGATCGAAACTGACATTTTGACAGCCTTGCAAAAAGGTGGGATTGCAGCGATCAACACCACAGTTGTTGCACCGGCACAACCATTACCGATTAAAGCAATCGGTCGTGTTCTGGATAAACCGGATGCATTACGTTATTTTGAATTCATCAGTATTCCAAACAATCGCATTGGCGATTATTGGGGCAATGAACGAACCTACCAAGGAATATTTCGCATATTGCTTCATTGGACAATCGACGATCAGGGCGCATATCCACCGCTTCATTTGTTGGATACAGTTGCGAATTACTTCACTAAAGAAACGCGGTTTCGCTCGGGTGAAGCTGATGTGCAAATCTATGGCGAACCTGATCTTGGTGGCATCATAACCAGCAACGCGGAATTGATTTACCCACTTAGTTTGCGTTATAGAGACTTTCGCCCGTAAGTGTTCGGTCAATCGTGGTTCAAAACTCAAAAGGGGCTATCATGAAAAAATCCATCTTCGTTGCTGCACTTATGGGCAGCGTCTTTGCACTTCCTGTGGTGTTCGCCAATACGAATGCCGGTTCGAAGCTTTTCGTCTGTTCGACGCCGCAGCAATCCGATCTGGCACAAGCTGACTTCGAAGCTTTGACATGGGTTGAAGTCAAATCCCTTGGCAATCTCGGGGAAACCGGTTCGAAGACCAACATTCTCAATTACGATACTTGGGACACTATCGTTACACAGAAGGCCAAAGGCATTACCGACGCCGGTTCACCGACGCTGGAATTTGCTCGCATTCCTACCGATCCCGGCCAGATCATCATGCGGCAGATTGCGAAGACAAACTTGAATTATGCGTTCAAGATTGTTCGCAATGATCCTGCTGTTTCCGGTGGTATTGGCACTGTGATTTATAATCGCGGTCTTGTCACCGGCCCAACCCGTCCCGGGGGTAAGAATGAAGATTTCGATCTTGAAGTTTTTACGCTTGCGCTCAATCAGCCGGAAGTTGTTGTTGATCCCGGCGCTGGTGGTGTTGCCCCTACCAATACCGTTGCGCCAGCGATTACCGGCACTGCGGAAGTTGGCGAAACGCTCAATTTGAGCAACGGGACGTTTACCGGTGATGCTGTCATTGGCTACGCTTACCAGTGGTTTGCCGGTGGTGTTGCAATTCCCGGTGCTACTGCCAATACGTTGATCCTTGGATCGGCACAGCTTGGTAAGATCATTCAGGCGCGCGTAAGTGCGTCGAATGCCAGCGGTAGCGCACAGGCATTCAGCGCCCCGACTGTTGCGGTTGCTGCTGCATCGTAATTTAGCCGGGTTGTAAAATTCTAGGCGGTGTGATTTAGTTCACACCGCTTTTTATTTTCGGCGACACAGGGGAAATCAAATGGATATCGCAGAACTGAAACCAACGGAAAGCATTCTTGATATTGTTCACCCTTCGACGGGTGAAAGGCTTGGTATCACCATTACGCTTCTTTCGCTTGATGATGAACGTATGAAAAAGGTCAAGCGGCAAATTCATGATCGTGCGTTGAACCTTCAGAAGAAAGGCAAGACGTTCAAAAGCGAAGAAATCGAAGACAACGGAAACGAACTGTTGTTCACTGCAATGACCGGTTGGACTTGGGGAATTCCGACCGATGAAAAAGGTGTTGAAATTCCCGACGCAACGCCTGCAACCTTCCGTGGTTCTGTGCCGCCTTTCAATAAGCCAAGCGTCTATGCTGTCTTCAACGCTTTGCCTTGGCTTCGCGATCAGGTCGATGAAAAAGTTTCCGATACCAAAAGTTTTTTTCAACCCTAACGCTTGATCTTTGCGAAGCGATTAGGGTTGAAGTTCGTTATGATACGCCTGATGAAAAGGGCGAATTAAGACGTGATCGCAACGAACATCACAATGTACCCGCGCCGTTGCTAGATATTCCTAGCAACGGTCAACACCTTTGGAATTGGTACAAAGAACTTTCCGGCGCTGTTGGTCGTATCCATGATGGCGTGTGTTATCCGATACCATGGTCGGAAATACTCGCTTGGATTACATTGCGCGGTCACATCGTTTATTCGTTTGAAATCCAAATTCTAGTTGATATGGACGAAGCTTTTTGCGACGAAACGAATAAAGAATTGCAGGCGTTTCACGAACGCATTACAAATCCAGCACCGGGGCAAATCACTGACAACTGACGGGGGCGATCTTGGCTGATATTGCTGAAATTGGCTTTGCCGCAGACACGTCCGATCTTGCCGCCGCAGAAAATCAGCTTAATCGTCTTCCACCAGCCGTTAACAACGTTGAAAAAGCGGCAACGTCGCTTCAACGTGCGATCACCACAACGAACAGCGCAGTTGGAAAAGCCGCACAAGGCATGAAAGACCTTGGCGACAAGAACGATGACGCAAGCGATAAAGTCGATAAGAACGCAAGTTCGCATAAAGGTTTGTCAACACAAGCAATGGCCGCACAACATTCGATCCGCAGCATGGTCGAACAATTGGCTATGGGCGTTCCTGTAACACAGGTGTTTTCGACACAGCTTAATCACTTAAGTTATGCAGCAACAGGGCCGGGAGGATTAACGCAAGCTTTCGGTGATGCAGTTAAATCTTTGACAAGTCTTGTAAGCACCGCAACACTTGCCGCACTTGGGATTGCTGCTGTAGCCGTTGCATTGGCATTGTATGCCAAAAGTGCGATTTCAAGTGTGATGGCAACAAAAGATTTAGGTGATGCATTAAATCTTACGTTGCAACAAGTGAAACAACTACAGTTGGCCGCTTCCTTTAAGGGAATTAACTTCGACGATTTCCAAAAAGGAATGTTGCAGTTCGGGCAAAATGTCGGTGAAGCCAAAGAAAACATGGGCACACTGAATGGCCTTATGATCGCCAACAATATGAACGCGAAAACGTTCATGGGGTATTTAGGGAATGTTGCCGATCTTGTCGCGAGTACAAGCGACGGCTTTAAGAAGATGCAAATCCTTCAGGAAGCGGGTTTGCCTGTCACCCAACAGTGGGTGAAATTCATGTCGCAAGGATCGGCGGGAATTAAAGCCGCAATTGCCGCGACAGGTACATTCAATTCATCCGCTGAAGAAAACCTTGTGAAGAAAGCGCAAGCGTTCGATGATGCATGGAACAAGGCAACAACACAGTTTTCAAATTATTTCAAAAGCAGTGTTCTTGATGCAATCAGTTACATCGATCAGTTAGGGCAGAAAACAACTTTTGTGCTTGCCGGTATTGCAGCATTAATTGCAGGCGCATTAGCGCCTTTCTCACTGGTGTTAACAGGTCTTGTTGGGCTTGTGGCCGCAGCCTTGGCAGCAAAAGCCGCACTTATGGGGGCTTCACAAGCATCGGGCGAGCGACCACCAACGCGCGTTATTATTACTGGTGGCACAACTGAACCTAAGCCTAAAGACACTCCCGAACCGAAAACACTGCAACAGCTTCAGAACGAAAATCAGCAAGCACAACAGCGCATCGGTTTGTTGGGCGAACTTGCCACGGTTAGCGATCAGGTTCAATTGAAACAATTGCAATTGAACGCCGCTGGTTTGACCGGTGTTGGCATCAGTAAACAACAACAAACTGCGGTTCTTAATCTTACAAAGGCACAAGCCGAAAATACCCTTGTTCAACAGCAAGCGGCAATCGGCGTATTCAACTTGAACACGGCAAACAAAGCCGCAGCCGATACGCTGCAAAGTTGGATCGATAAGAAATTGCTTGATCCGACAAACGCACAACAGATGGCAGCGGCACAAGCTGTATTGGCAAAATCAATTCGTGACACGTCAGACGCGGCACAGGTTGCAGCATCGACATTGCCGCAGTTGAAACAACTTGAACTTGACAGTAATAATTTCAGCAAGACGCTTGACACTGCCGCTGTTGGCGCGGTGAACAATCTTTCAAGTGCGCTTGGTGATATGTTCTCCCGCACTGTATCGGTCGGGCAGGGTTTCAAGAACATGGGCAATGTCATTCTTCAGGCATTGCAACAAGTGATTATCAAGCTTCTGATCATCGGGCCATTGATGAAAGCCTTCAGCGGTGGGTTTGCCGGTCTTGGTGGCGGGTTTCCATTTTCGTTCGGTGTAAGTGCCAGTGCGAAAGGAAATGTGTTTGCCAATGACAACATTCAACGCTTTGCAAAAGGCGGTGCGTTCACCAACCAAGTTGTAAGCAGCCCAACGCTATTCAAATATGCAAACGGCGGTGCAATGGGAGAAATGGGCGAGGCCGGGCCGGAAGCAATCATGCCGCTGAAACGTGGACCGAACGGCTCGCTTGGCGTCCAAATGTATGGCGGGAACACCGGTTCAAACGGTACGCAAATCACATATGCACCGCAGAATGTTTATAACATCGGCGGAACGGTCACACAGGATGACATTGACAGCCTGAAACAATCGCAGGCGGAAGATCGCAAGAACTTCACCAAAAATGTTGCAAATTCACAGAATGAATTGGCACGTCGTAACTTCAAAACACGACGCGCGGGGACGGGCTAAATGATCACATTTCCGCGCGAACTACCGTCATATCATGTGTCGGAATGCTGGTTCGATATTGTCGATAACGTCACATCGTCGCCGTCCGGCAAAGGTACAAAGATCAACCTTTCACAAGTGAACGATCCCGTTTGGCAAGGCACATTTGCCACGGGATTGCTGTATCCCGGCGATCTGGCGATCTGGTCGGCATGGCGCAAAAGCTTACGGGCGGGGCTTAAAACCTTTCTGGCGTATGATGTACGCCGCCGCACTCCCATTGCTTATCCGACTGCTAAAACGCCAGCGGATATCAAAGCCGGTTGGGATGGTAGCGCAGTGATCACGTCGTTGGGTTTGTCTGGTGCGCTTGGTCTATCCGGTCTTCCCGCCAACTATCAGTTCAAAGCCGGTGATCGCATTGGCATGACTGAAAATGCCAATTATGGATATCATGAGGTTGTCGAAGATATTCTTGGTAACGGTGCAGGTATTGCAACTGTCACAGTAACGCCTTTCCTTTTCACTGGTATTTTTTCAACTGCTGCGGTCGCACAACTTTGGCAACCACGTTGTCAGTTTCAAATTGATCCAACAACTTGGGTTGAAAGCGGCACTGTTGAACCTGCACCAGTCACCTTTAAGGGATATCAACGCCTATGATCGTTCTTCCCGATACCGTACTTGATTTGCTGGATGAAGGTCGCGTTAATATTCGCGGTTTAATGCGATTTGATTTCGGAACTGGAACGTATGGTTTTATCAAAGGTGTGCAGCCATTCGAATACAACGGTCTAACGTATTTGCCGGGCGGAATTATCAGTGTTTCTGATCTTGGTTCTGTTACCGGTTTAACGGCACAGCAATTCACGATTACTCTTTCAGCTTCACCGGATGATGGTCTTACACCGGAAGTGTTGCAAACAATTGAGGCTGAAGATTATCGCGATAGACCTGTAACAATTTATGATGCACATTTTCACCCTGACACAAACGCGCTTCTTTATGTTCAAGCAATGGCGCGCGGTTATGTCGATACCATCGATCATGTTGATAGTGCGACTGATGGTTATACCATTCAAGCATCGTGTGAAACCCGTGCGCTTGACTACACGCGCATGAACGGGCGTAAGCGGTCGAATGCTGATCAGGCGCGACGTAACCCCGGCGACATGTTCTTTCAAAACGCTGCGATGCGTGGTCGTGAAACGATCTATTGGGGCCAATTGAAGCCATGATCAAACGAACAAAGGATTGGGAAAAACGGCTGAAAAATGTGATTGAAAAACACATGGCGTTGCCGTCCGTGTATGGCACATCGGATTGTTATCTCATTGCAGACGATGCTGTTGAAGCACTGATTGGTGAACAAATGTTTCCCGATTGTCGCAGCTACACCAGCGAAATAGGCGCTGCGAAACTTCTGAAGTCAAAGAACTTCGTCAACGTTGAAGATGCGTTCGCGTCCATGTTCGAAAAGATATCACCTTCACTTGCACATCGCGGTGACATTGGTGTGATGCTTAATGATCAGGGGCAAGTTTGCGGTGGTGTATTTACCGCATTGGGTTTCATGTCGCGTGATGATGTTAAAATTATCTTCCTTCCAGTTTCGCGCGTCAAATCAGCCTTCAAAGTCGGACGCTAAAACATGCCCTTCATTATTCCGGTCATTGGTGCGGTTGCAGCGGGTGCCGCTGCGGTAGGTACGTTTGTCACCAGCTTGGGTGTAATCGGAAGCGTTCTTGTTGGTGCCGGTCTTAGTGTGGCAATCGGATATATCCAATCAAAGCTTACAAAGC